GCAGGATCTCCTAATGTGTTTGTGAATGGTATAGCAGTGCACCGTAAGGGCGATGCAACAGGGGGTCATGCTTCTTGGGTTCCAAACTCAGCAGCATCAGGATCATCTAATGTCTTTGCTAATGGATAAATAGTTATTCTTAAAAGGGACATCCCTATTATATCGTGAAATGAAAATAAGTCAATGAAAAAATTATGAATTTACATGATTCTTTAGTAAGTCTGATGGAGATCTATATCGCTGAAAGCGAGAAGTTCGAAGGGGGCAACAAAGCAGCAGGAACTCGTGCTCGAAAGGCACTCGCAGAGATATCAAAACTTTGCAAAGATCGTAGGGCAGAAATCCAATCGGTCAAAAACTCAGACTAAATAGTCTAGAAAAATATTGTAGGCAGGTAGATGGCACATAAGAAACAGGAAATCTTCAGCGACTTTGATTTGGCGTTTGTTGCGCATCCAGTCAACAAGTCTCTGAATAGAAAGGTGAATCGGGATGCTGTGAGGCAATCCGTGAAATCGCTCATCCTGACTGACTACTATGAAAGACCATTTAAGTCAAACATTGGTTGTAGCATTCGTTATATGTTGTTTGAGAATTATGGTCAACCTGCAATGAGACAACAGATGCAGAATGCTATTCGTGAGGTTATTCGTAACTATGAACCAAGAGCAGATGTGCTAGAAGTATTGGTTGAGGATAGACCAGATCTAAACGCACTAACAATTTCTGTTGCATTTATGGTCATTAATGATCCAGATCCAATTATCCTAGATGTATTACTAGAAAGAGTCCGATAGATGGCAACAGCAAATACTTATTTACAAGTCACAGAACTTGATTTTGGGCAGATACGGAACAATCTTAAATCGTATCTAAGCACACAAACGCAATTCAAAGATTATGACTTTGAAGGTTCTGCTATGTCAGTCCTTCTGGATTTGCTTGCTTATAATACCCATTATAATGCATACTATGTGAATATGCTTGCAAACGAAATGTTCTTGGATACTGCTCAGCAAAGAGACTCAGTTGTTTCTGTTGCGAAGTCTTTGGGTTATACTCCAGTTTCAGCGATTGGTGCTTCTGCAAATGTTAATGTTACATTCACTGGAATTGCAAATAATTATACACAAGCAACGATTCCTAGAAACGCAAAGTTCACTACAACGATTGACGATGTTCAATATACTTATGTCACACCGCAAGAATATACAGTAATCAAATCTAATAATGTATGGACTAAAAACATTACTATTCGTGAGGGGTTGCCATTAACGCATCGATTTGTTGTTGACTCAAACAATCCACAGCGATATATTATCCCTAACGAAAATGTTGATATTACCAGCATTAAAGTAAAGGTTCAAGCATCTGCGGTTGATACTGAAACAACAGAATTTACTCGTGCATCAAATATTGATCAAGTATATTCAACTTCTCCAATTTACTTTGTTGAAGAAGCATCAGACGAGCAATATGAAATTATCTTTGGTGATGGTGCTCTTGGTAAAGCAGTAATAAATGGAAATATAATTATTGTTGAATATCTTGTTTCAAATGGTGATTTGACTAACGGTGCAAAAGAATTCTCTGTTGATACGCTGAACATTGGTGTCAATTATGACGATGCAACAATCACAGTTAATACTGCAGCAAGAGGTGGGCGTCCACCAGAAAGTATTTCCTCTATTAAGTTCAATGCTCCAAGAAATTACCAAACACAAAACAGAGCAGTTGTTGATAACGACTTTGAGAGAATCTTGCTTGCCGAGAATCCAGACATTCAGTCTGTGACTGCTTTTGGTGGCGAAAAGGCAGATCCTCCTGTTTATGGTAAAGTGTATATTGCAGCAAAACCTTTTGGTGAGCAATTCATTACTGCGACTCGTAAACAGCAATTAAGAGAATCTATTATCAACAGAACTTCTCTTGCGATTGATCCAGTCTTTATTGATGCAGATTATATTTACTTGATTCCAATGGTCAAAACTTATTATGATAAGACCAATAGCACAGAGACTGATGCTTCAATTCAATCAGCAGTTCGTGCTGCAATCGCACAATTCTCAACAAACAACCTAGAAAGATTTGGTAATCGTTTAAGGTATTCTCGTTTTGTTCGAGCATTGGATAATACTGATCGTGGTTCTATTTTGAATAACGATGCTGAAATTAAATTGGAAAAAAGATTTGTTCCTGATCTGCAGAGAAAAACTAAGTTTGTATTGAATTTTAATAATCCAATCAGAACAAGAACTGTTAACTCAACTCAATTCCAATTCGATGGATTTGATTGTTTCTTTGATGATGATGCTAATGGCAATATTCGAATTATTCGTTATAATGACCAAAAGCAAAAAGTTTCTGTTAACTCTACTGCAGGAACAATAGATTATACCACAGGTGTTATTGAAATCAATGGTTTCTTACCAACAGGTTATTCTGGCATTGAATTGAAGGTGAATATCCTTTCTGATAGGTTGGATGTTATTCCTGTTAGAGAACAGATTCTTATTATGGAAAGTCAAGATGCAGATATAACGGTTGTTGGTGAGGTCACCTAATGTCGAATGAGTCTTCTCTCGCAAGAGTTTCATCTCTAGTAAAATCTCAACTTCCTGCCTTTTATCAAGAGGATGGGCAAAATTTCATTGCCTTCATGGAAGCATACTATGAGTATATGGAACAAGAAGGTAAGATGTCACATGAGGTGAGAAATCTCTCTTCTTATAAAGATGTCTCCACCACCACTGATCAATTCATTAAATATTTTCTAAGCACTTTCCTTCCTTCAGTTCCTTTGGATGCTATTGCAAACAAAGCACTGATGGTCAAATACATCAAACAATTCAACCAAGCAAGAGGCACAAATGCTTCTTATCGTTTGTTGTTCCGTGCATTATATAATGAAGATATTGAATTCTCTTATCCTGCTGATCAGATGCTTAAAGTGTCAGACGGTGATTGGAGAATCGAACGGTATCTTATAACCACTTATGATCCTGCAACATATAAGTTTATTGGTAAAACAATTATTGGTGCAGACTCTGGTGCTGAAGCATTGGTGGAAGATATTGTCCGCAGAAAGATTCGTGGTCGTGATATTATGCAGATCCTTTTGTCTAATATCAAAGGATTCTTTTCACATGAAGAACCAATTAGACTCAAAACTGATCTGTCGGCATCTCCTCATGCACCTACTTGTGAAGCAGGTATCAATGGTGTAACTATCCTTTCTTCAGGTTCTTATTACGAAGTTGGTGATGTTTTAAATCTTATTTCCTCGGATCGTGGTAAGTTTGCAAAAGTTGTTGTTACCAATACTGTTGACTTGGGTGGCACACTTGTGTATACTATTGAGGATGGTGGTTCTGGTTTCACTGCTTCTGGTGGTGAAGACGGAACTATCGTAGAATTTATTGGTGGCGACGGTAATCCAGAAGGCAGTTTTGTTATTCGTGGAGACGATATTACTGACACCTTTGCTATCGCAATCAACACAAACAAATTAAACTCAAATACTGTGTTCGGTGCTCAAGCACCAACTGTTACTTTTGCGGACGGTGGCACAAGGCAGATGACAACATTTGCAAATGTTCATCTTGCTGCTGTTGATTATGGATTCCCTGCTGAAAACGAACAGGTAACTGCAGGCAAACCATATCGTGATCAGACCAATGCTGCAATCGTTATTGCTAATACTTCTGATCCTAGTATTTCTGTTGGTGCTTCTCTGTTCGGTGTGACTTCTGGTGCAAACGGAACTGTCAATATTATCAAGAGAGCATATAACAGCACAGATGTTGTTTTGGATATCGATGGGTTTCAGCATTTTCAAAATGGTGAAAAAGTAAACATTTCAACCTCAACAGGAACTACGGTTGGAACTGTAAGCAGTTTCTCAGCAAATGCTGCTGGTTCGGTTGTTTTGCAAGTTGGGTATAATGCTAATACCTTCTCTATTGGCGTGGGGGATGAAATTGTTGGCATGGAGTCAGGACAATTTG